GTGAGCAAGGTGACCTGGGCACCCAGCGCCGCCACGTTCAGCGCAACGTTGGCGGCACCGCCGCCGCGTTCCTCTTCGCGCGTCACGCGCACCACGGGCACCGGTGCTTCGGGCGAGATGCGATCGACCGCGCCATACCAGTAGCGGTCTAGCATCACATCGCCCACGACCAAGACGCGGGCGGCGCCAATACGGGCGGCAGATAGGGGAGTTAATGCATCAGGGCTCATAGTTCTTCCACGCGGCGTGGCGGGTAGCTGTCCCAGGCCTGGCAGCCCGGGCAGTGCCAAAAATGGTGTTGTGCTTCAAAGCCGCAAGCGGCGCAGCGGTAGCGCTTCAGAGGCTTGACGGCCTGGTCCAGCGCCCGCTGCACTTGCGGATGGAATTGCTCATTTTCTAGCTTTTCACCGGCGATCCATTGGGCCGCTGCTACCAGTGAGGCCTGTTTTTCCAGGTGCCTTACATACCAGCTTCGGGCATCGTGCTGCGGGCCGTGTTGGACATTTTCTAGTTGCACGATGGCGTCGAGTACGTCCAGCGAAGGCGCGTGCGCATAGGCTTCTTGCATCAGCGCGGAAATGGCCGCGCCACGCCCACTGGCCAAGGCGCATCGCGTCATCATGGGCGCCATCAGGGCCATCGATTCGGGCGCGGCCCCGGCCGCTTGTTCCAATAAATCCAGCGCCTGGCCCGGGTCGCCTGCGCTTTCGCACAGGCGTGCCAGTTCCATACGGGCACGCGGACTGTGCGGCGCGCTAACAGTCGCTTTCTGGAGCAGGTCCCGAGCGGCTTCGACTTCTTCTTTGACTATGAGCGCAGCCGCTTGCTCGCACAGGTAGTGGGCCAGCCGTCCGGCGAAACTGCCTTGGCCGGCGGCTTCGAGTTTGGCAGCCACTTGAGCGGCGCCCACCCAGTCGCGCGAACGTTCGTAATTGGCCAACAAAGCCAGGCGCGCTTGCGCTTCAAAGCGGGTGCCTTCCAGGGCGATACTGTCGGCCAACATGCCACGGTAGAGCTGATATGCCTCGGAGCTGGTCAAACCGCCATCTTCGCCGCGCTCAACCAGCGCCCGAGCGTAGGCGTTTTGGATGACCAGTTCAGCGGGAACCGATATCACATCCCCCGCCAAGGTGAGCGTGGCTTGCGGCACGACCAGGCTAAATTTCAGCGAATAGACGCCATCGGGGATTGGGAACACGCTCACTTTGGTGTCGTAGGTTGAACCATCCACGCCGTTGAATGAATAGAAGCTCGGAATACCCGTTGCCGGGGCAGCGGGGAAATTCAGGTAGCGGTTCATCATCGCAAACGTGACGTTGGTCAGCGTGACAAAGCTGGTCGCGTTAATGGCATCGCGCACCTGAAACTTCTGTCCGGCGCCGGTGACCGTGTAGGATGATGTGGCCGACACCGTGGACACCGTGATCGTGGTCGTTAGTGCGTTCCACGAATAGGCGTCTTCGACTTGCCGTTTGGCATCGTTGACGAATTTGCCGATCAGCGTGGCGTAGGTCGTTTCGGAGAGGCTGGCGACCTGCACTTCGCGCAAGCGCACCAGCACGTCATTGACAGCTTGCAGAAAGGTAGTACTCATGCGCGCTGGTTCCCTTCGATTTCAAATGTCACTGCCACAGCAAAAGTAGATGCCGATTCGGTCGTAACAGAGAGGGTATCGTTTTCTTCTAAGACAACGATAATGCCTGAATCTAAATCTAAGAAGTTTTTTGCGTTGATGGTATATTCAAAAATTAGGTTGTAGGTCGCCGCGGCACTACTGTCATACCAGCTAAAGGTAAGGTGTTTATTGCCCGCACCGGTATTATTTGCGTGTAAGCGCATCAGACTGGCGTAATAACCCTTCGGCACCGTATACAGTGTCGTTAGCGTGTTCGCAGTAGGGTTAGCGCCAATGGATACAGGTCTCATTTTCGTGCCTTATTCCTAGCCGAAATAGCGCGAGCTTTCGCCCGAGCATCTGCTTTGGATGAGGCACCCCACGCGTTGAGAGAAAGCAGAAGACGTGTCGGCTCCCCGTTCTTTTGCTCTGGCCCAGGCATTGCGCCCATCCTTGCTAAAAAGGAGGCCCGACGAGGGTTGTCACCTGACTTGACCGGAGGCTTTAAATTCCCGCCGGTATCGGCATTATATGACGCTCTACCGGTCGCGTTCAAGCCGCCTTTAGGGTTTTTGCCCTCTTTTCTAGCCCACGCGGGAGTTTTCATTGCTTCTTCGCGGTCTTTGCCGCGGCCTTGAAAGCTGCTGCGGTAGGCGCGCCTTTGGCACCCACTTTACGCATCTTTTCCTTGGCCCCCGCTTTAATACGCTCTTGCTTGGCGTTGATATTAGCGTACAGACCTGGCTTCATTTTTTCTTCCCTTTAACCATGCCAGCCTCAGACATGGCGATCGCCACGGCCTGTTTGCGGGATTTCACCATCGGGCCAGCCTTGCTGCCGGTATGCAGCTCGCCCATCTTGTACTCGTGCATAACTTTGCCTATTTTCTTCTGCCCTTTGCTCATTTTCATTGCGCTATTCCTTGGTTATTGGCCCACCGGATTTCCACGCGTCACAAGTGCGGGCCGCAGCACAGGTGAATTGAAATAGGTCGCAGTAGCCAAGATCAGCCGCCGCGATAAACTGCTCATCGTAGGACAATTCGCCCTTGTTTTCGTCTTTTTCCAGCCCATCGAGGATACATTTCATCATCTTAGGCGTCTGGATGAACGCCGCGCAATTGCCGCAGCGCATGCCCTTGATGGCATCCGTTGGGGCATTATACATCTTGGCTTTTTTCAGCCAAAAGGCATCATTTGCCTCGTTTGGATTGGGAGGCTCGTAACCATATTCTTTGAACGCATGGTTGCGGTTTTTTAAATTGGTCGCTATATCCTGCGTCGCCAGCGGGCAGGTCACACCGGACAACAGTCCTTCTTTCATATGCTATGCCTCTTTTCGTGGCCGACCGCGCCTTTTTATGCCTTGGGGCGCCGTAAACATCGTGTCCGTTCGCACTGCGTTGTGGTCGTAGGCAATCGCTGTCGGTTCTGCATCGACTTGAACATAGCCCTGATGACCGCGCATTGAATCAATATCATGCTGCAAGGTGAACGTCACCGTATTGCCACTTTGCAAACACCGAAAGGTAGCCATTTGAATCCTTTAAACAGGAAGGGGGCCGAGGCCCCCCGTCCTTAAACGATGCAGCGAGTAACTACAAGACGAATCTTGCAAGACGCCAAGTCAACGGTCGAACCCGATTCGTTTTGGATGCGAATCGACACCGATCCAGCCGAGTCCACATAAGCAGTGACGCTCATGCCAACTTCACTCACAGCAAAAGAACAACCAATCACCATATCGCCCAGGGCAACGCCCGGAACGGCTACGGTATCCGTTTCACCCGCGCCATCAGCCAGCGAACCGGCGTCTAGCGTTGCGACAACGAGCCAAGTATCGCTAAAAATACCGCGAAACTGGTCATTCCCACGGCGGGAAGTAATTGCGGTAGCAGCAGCCATAGTTAAATCTCCTAAAACAGGTTAAAGATGCCCCCCGTCATCGCTGACGGAGGGCAGGTCTGCATTAGGCAGGTACGGCCAACGCATACGCCGAGCTGGACAGCGCAGCACCAGAACTTGCCGCCGCACGCAGGGCCGAAACACCATACAGGGTATCAGCGGTGTAAAGCGTCGCCAGATATTCCTGCTTGTATTGCGTCTGCGAACGAACACCAACCTGCTCAATCAAGATCATCGAGTCACGATGGCCCATCAAGCAGATACGATCGAGGCCGCTAGAACCGGCGCCGAAGTCTGCGTTGGAGGTCGTGAACACGGGAATCCCGTAGAGCTGGCCGATTTCGCCGTTGCGGATCGCGTTGCCATTGCCGACGAACGCCTGCTCGGTATAGCGAGCAAGGCCCATCAACGTGTTACGGCTCGACGGCGGGATGATGAAGAAACGCCCGTCCATCGGCGCGTCGGTGTCATCCAGACGTTGAATCGTGCGACGGATCGCAGCGTCAGTCAGCGCGGCAGCGTTTGACGTGGTGCTGTTATACGCGGTCGTGCCGTCCGAACCGATAAACGCTTTGGTGGTCGTATTGCTGGTCGCGTAGTCGTTGGTGCCGACGGTCGCACCGTTGAACGCACGCCCGAGCTGGATCAGGTCGGTATCAACCTGTTTCGCCAGCGCGTAACCCGCATCTTCGGTGTAGAACGAACGCAGCGAACTCAACGCCTGCACTTCGACGATATCCTCAATCAAGCGGCTATATTCATAGTGCTTGTTGATCGAGATCGCAACTTCGGTTTCCGTAGCAGCGATCAGCGTGACGGCGGTGGACGCCGCTTTCGCTGAGGCCGAGCCACGGGTCGGGGCGGGAACGTGAACGGTGTCGCCCTTTTTGCCCTTGAAGTTCATGCGTTTGACAACATTCGCCAGCACAAGATTTTTCTTGTAGGCGGCAACAATCTCATCACTCCAAATTTCGGGGATGAAGGTAGCTGCGGTGGTAACGGTTACTGCCGGTGTTGGAAAAGCCATGGTGAATCTCCTAAATTAAGTTATTTGACCCGACCTTCAGCGTAGGCTTGCATGATTTCATCACCCAATGCCTCGTAGCGGTTCGGATCATTCATTTTTAGCCGAATAAGGTCTGCCCGACGATAGACACGTCTTGATGACTCACCAGAACCACCCACATCGACCGACGCTGCTTTGAGGTTTTGCTTACGGGTTTTTTCACCTGCATTTTCCGTTTGCTTTGCCTTAACGCCGCGCAGTTCTTTGTAGGTAGACAACAATTCATTCGCACTGTCGTAATCGAATTCACCATCGGCTTTCGCCCAGAGGCCCAATCGTATCGGACTCATTTTCACCCAATTTGCAAACTCGGGGTCTTGAGCCACTTCAACAAAATCGGGATGCTCTTTGCTCAACTTCTGATGCACCTGCATCTTCTTAAAGTCACCAGCGGCTTGCCGCGCAGCGAGGATATCGGGATGCCGATCGACGGTTGCTTGAATTGCTTTTTTCGGGTCTTCAAAAAAATCTACTTCGGGTTCTTGCTCTTTAGTCGCTGCCGGAGCATTGCCGAGGTTGTGCTTAATGAGTTCATCAGCCAGTTTGCGGACTTCACCGACTTCTTGCGCCTGCTTGCCGATCAGCTTCTCAGCCTCCTGGTGCATGTGCACAATATCGCCTAACGATTTGCCCCGATACTTCTCGGGAACGTCAGATGATGCCTCTTCGACGGTGTTTTCCAGCTTCACTTCTTCCGGCGCGATATCCTCTTGCGACTCGACTTCGTTTTCGATCAGCATACTATTTCCTTTTCCTGCCACTTAAGGTTGTAGGAGATTAACTCGCCAAAATTGGTTACGAGTTAGCTTTTTGCTCTGCTTTCAGTTTGTCCAGGTGGCGTTGCTCGAACCGTCCATGTGCCGACGGGAATGAGCCAGACCACCCTTCCAACTTGATTGCAGGTGCAGAAATGACGCGTTTAGCCGACGCGCCACAATCACACTGAACGATATTGTGTTCAAACTCAACGTATCGTTCAGTCCGGTGTCCGCTTTCGCAGACAAAATCATACATTCGTTTCAATTTGCAAATCCTCGTATGAGCGTGAGCTGGCCTCTCGCAAGGTTTTCAGCCACGTTAGAATCGAAAGTTCGCCCTTTTTAAACTGTAACTGTTTTTCGCCATCTACAGCAGAAATATTATTAAGCGCGGCGATCATGGCATCAATGTCGGCCATCAAATCGACCCATCCATCGGTTGCCATCATGGAAAACCGGTCTTCATAATACTTCTGTAATTCTGGTGCCATTTACGCTCTCGCCGCTTGTTGCAAAGGCATCAAATCTTCCGTAGTCCAGAAGTCTTTGGCGACCATGATTTTCAAGTGTTCTTTATTGCGGCTAAGACAATCCGCCCACTCTGCATCGCTCATTGTTTCCGGCTTACCTGCGTTAATCAAGTTTACCGAATCCATCGCGGCGCTGTAGTGTTGGGCAATCTGTTCTGCGCTCAGTTGTTCAAGTTCCATTTGTTTTTCCTTACGGGTGGGTTGATTTGTATGCGTCAAATTCTGCTTTGAGTTCTTTGACGGCATTAACAAGATACCAAGTCAGATTGTCTGCGTTCACTGACATAACGCCAGTGGATTCAGTCTTGACGCAATCCGGCAATACCATTTGAAGTTCTTGGGCTATGACGCCAAGTTGGACACCTTCTTTTTTAATGGCATCGGTTGGCTTGAGTTCGGCATCCACTTCTTCCGGCAAGCGGTATTCAAAGTTACGCACTTGAATGGCGGTAATTTTTTCTAGGCCAATATTGTTATCTGCAATGTTTTTCTTAAGACGTTGGTCTGAAGTTACTGACCAATTTAAAGAGTTTGCACTGTTATAGGCACCAGATGATCCGCTAACAAAAAAGGTTTCGTTGCCTTTACCCGCAAGGTTCCAACCAAAAAGGTATTCAGCGGATACGTTTGTGTTACTGCCGTGACAATACGGCCCTACAAATACGTTATTGCTTCCATTTACTGATGCTGTTGCGTTATACCCACAGAGATAACCTATAAAAACACTGTCGGTTCCAGTGGTTATACTACGACCTGCTTGATAGCCAATGGCCGTGTTATTTCCAGCGGTTGTTTCAGAATAAAGTGCTTGATACCCCACGGCGGTGTTGTTGCTGGAGGTGGTGTTGGCTTGAAGGGATTGGAGACCAACAGCTACGTTGTAGCTACCCGTAGTGTTTGATGTGAGTGCTGTCCTTCCAAAAGCGGAATTGTAGCCTCCAGTAGTGTTTGCATACATTGCTTGTTCGCCAACAGCGGTATTGTCAGGCCCTGTTGTGATTGAATACAAAGAATATGAACCAACAGCAGTATTTGCTCCTCCGTTTGCGCCAGACCCGTACATAGAAAAGTAACCCACCGCTGTATTACTTCCCCCAGTGGTGTTGCTATACAGTGCTTGGTAACCAATAGAAGTATTCCGAATAGCACTTGTTAGGCTATACGCAGATTGGTAACCAACAGCAGTAACACTATTACCAGTATTTGCTTGAAGTGCTTGATAACCGATTGCAGTTACGCCAGTTGCGCCGGTCGTTGTGGTTGCAGCCTGATAGCCCAAAGCAACAGCCGCAGTCCCTGATGGCGTAATGCCATACACAGTGCCAAGCACAGTAGGTGTGGCGGCAGAAGCAGTTGAAGGCGTTTGCCACGTAGCCACAGTGCTACTTGTCGCAGTCAACACCTGACCCGTTGACGGCGCGGCAGAAGCGGCAACAGACACCACGCCGGTTGCTGACGTGAGCTTGTCCACGCCGCCCGTAGCCGTGACCGTCGTAAACGCCCCTGTGCTTGCCGTGGTCGCGCCGACGGTGCCATTGATGTTGATGCTGGCAGTGCCGGTCAGGTTCGTGACAGTGCCGCTGGACGGTGTGCCAAGCGCGCCGCCATTGACGACAAACGCGCCAGCGGTTCCTACATTGACGCCGAGTGCGGTAGCGACACCAGTTCCGATTGCGGTGATCCCCGTTCCACCGTTTGCGACTGGTAGAGTTCCCGACACATGGGTTGTGAGCGCGATCTTCCCATAACTAGGCGCGGCGCCAATACCACCAGAAATAATGGCATTTCCGGTCGCTACATCCGCAAGTTTAGAAAGCGCAGTGGTCGTGCTGGCGTATAGGATATCGCCAACGGCATAGCTTGATTGGCCGGTGCCGCCAGAGGTCGCAACCAGTGTGGCCGATAACCCCGCAGCCGTTCCGCTGGTGTTTTGGTTCAGCGTTGGGAATGTGCAGTTTGTGAGTGTGCCGCTGCTCGGTGTGCCGAGTACTGGCGTCACCAGTGTCGGGCTGGTCGCCAACACATTGCTACCAGACCCCGTATTGGTCACCGACACGACATTTTTGCTCGCGTCTAGCGCCAGCGCCGTTGATGCCGTTAGACCAGAAAAGGTGACTGTGCTGGATGCCGACAGCGTGGTGAAATTACCGTCCGCACCACCTTCAACCCGCTGCCAGACGGTGCCGTTAAAGATCGCCCAATCGCCTACGCCCCAATTGCTAATCCCATTCAAACTTGTCGATCCAGCAACGGACACAATGTAAAACGTGCCACTGGTGCCGACGCTGGATGCAAGTGCCGGGGTATTGGTGCTGGCGTTCCACAGGCCACCATACACAACAGACGACCCTAGCGCCGTGATCTGCGCTTGTAGGCTTGCCAGCGTGTCAATAACCGATTGCGATGTGCCACCGCCGTTGGTGATGACCTTGATCTGTTCGGCCAGCGCGGGGGCGACGACCTCGCCCACATTAATCTCCCGGCCTGACGACAGGCTGATAACCAGACTACCGTCAAAATCAATATGCGCGTTGGCTACGGATACGCCATCGGTGCCATCCGCGCCATCAAGCCCGTTCTTACCATCTGCACCGCGTGGCCCCGTCGCCCCATCGCGCCCGTTCTTGCCATCCTTCCCGTTGCGGCCATCCCGTCCATCGGCGCCATCGCGCCCGTCTTTGATCGTGGACACGCGCTTTTCAATGGCAAAACCAACGTCATCAAAACGGGATCGAATATCAGATTCAATCTTTTTGAGTGCTTGAACAACCAGATCAACATTCGCGGCGATTTTCTGTTTTTGAATTTCTTTGCTATCCGCAATTGATTTTTGCACCGACTCAAGAACATTGAGCTTTTCTTCGTCGGTCATCTCGTCCAGGTTAGGCACAATGCTCATTTCAAAGCTCCAGACAATTGGTCTAGAAAATCATTCTCAACTGATCGCAAACTGTCGCGCTTGTTTTGCATCTGCAATTCGACGATCTTGCTCTTGTTCTTAATGTCAGCTTCCTTCAGCATCAGTTCCGCAATCTTGACCCGCTTGTCAAACTCGCGGCTGTTGGCATCATCCGCGTTTGGCAGATTCTTGGTCACCGACGCCAGTATCTTGGCCTCCGTTTCCTTCGGCATCAATTGCGTTTCGGTGAGCAATTTCTGAGCCTCGGCCCGATTCTGCTCGGCCTGCGTGGTGTTGAGCGCGATCTGTGACTGCGCCGACTGCATCGCCAACTGCTGCTGCATCTGCTGCATCTGCTGCGCTTCCGGGTTCGGTTGCGACATTTCGTCCAGTTTGGCAATCAGCTCATAGCGGTTGGATAGGCTGGAATTGCCCAAGATACCCTTCAGGATCAGCGGCAGCACTGGCGTATCCGGCCCCAAGGTCTGCAACAGACCGATAAACTGCTGCTGCTCGTATTCCCGCGCAATAATGCCCAAGGTCGCGGTCGGGATAAACTTCATGTCCACAGACGGATAACGCTCGGGATCAAACTGCATATACCGATACGCTGCCTTGTGGATAAACGGGATCAGGAAATCCTCTTGGAAGTTCACCAGCGTGCGCTTGTATTTCTTGATGATGGTCGCCACCGCCATCGACATACCCGCACCGTCGCGGTTGCCCTGGCTAACCATGCCCTGCGAGTCCAGTGTGCCGGTCGCTTGCAGCAGCATGGTCTCGAACGCCTTGGCGGTTGCCAGATTGTTGCCATCAGTGCTGCCAAACTTGAACGGATACAGAATCTCTGCTGGCGCCCCGTTGGTCAGGATGGCCTTGCCGGGCTTCACTTCAAACTTTGCCCCTCGCGGTAGACGTGTGGCGTCCATCGCAATCATCGGGCTGGTTGTCAGCGCCAAGGAATCCAGATGGCTACGCACCTGGGCGTCGATCGCCTTCTGCATGTTGTAGGCTTTTTCAATCGTGCCGCGCCCGAGTAGGCGGTTCGGCACCGTGTCGTCCTGGTAACTAATCACCGGACGATCCTTCATCATGTAGGGGCTTTCTTCGGCCTTTAGCAGCACGCTCTCATTGGCGATGACCACGATGGCCTCGACCAAATCAGAATACTCATCCTGCGCTGAACTCTCGGGGAACAGATCGACGATATCCTTGTTCTCGTCGCTGTTCATCAGCAGCTCGCGCGGCACCAGACCGTAATAGGTCAGCAACCGCACCTTGTCGTCGCGATACTGCGTGATCTCCTGCGTCGGCTCCAGCTTGGTGTCTTCCGAGTCGGTGCCTAACTCCACCTTGCGGTAGATGCCGTCTTCCTGCCCTTTGACGATCTTGTGGATGGAGATATATTTCTCGATCGCCACGCCGAGACAGTCATCAATGCTGGTGCCGTTCGGGTCGAACAGGAAATTCTTGGGGTTGACCGGCACGATCTTGACGCCGATGCGATCCTTCTCCCGCACGCCAATCGCCGCTTGGCCCATCTGCCCCGGTATCGGTTGCGTGGCTGGAACGAACACCTTGTCCGTAATCACCGCAATCTCGCCGATGCCGGTGCCGTAAATCTCGGCCATCAGCTCGATCTGGTCGATCGCCTTTCGGATTTTATCGACTTTGAAATCTTCCATCAGTTGCGCTTTCAACATCTCCACGTCCAGCGGGTTGTTGTTCACATCCCGCAGATCGTCCTCAATGTCGAAAAAGTCGCCCTGTCCAAAGATCGCCTCCATGATCTCCGCGTGCCGCGTTTCCACCGCCTGCTGCGCGGCTGGCGTGACGATGCGGCTGCGCTCGGAGTCGCGCAGCTTGTCCTGCGCCGACCATTGGCCGCGAAAGATGCGCTCGTATTCCTCCCACAACGCCAGAAAGTTCGTATCGCGGTAGGTGCGCCAGCGGTCGCAGTGGTCAATTACGAATGAAGTCAGCTCGCGATCATTTTCGCTCGGCTGCTCGTATTCATACTCGCCGGTGACGCCGTTCTCGTCGCCGGTTTCGCTGTCTTTTTCAAACGCCATATTATTAGACTCCCGACACTACGTCGATGGGTGACCAGGTGTCTTCCTGTTCCTCAAAATACGACGTTATCGCTAACTGGTCTATGTATGACAGCGCGTCGGGCAGGTCGTCGTGTACGCCCTGCGCGGGGAACATCAACAACTGGTCTATAAATTCGTCAAAGTCCTCGTCACTGTTGAGGATCACCCGACCATGCTCGAAACGGCCCTGTAGCGACCAGATGATCCGGTCGGCCTTTTTACGGTTGCCATGCGTCAGGTCAATAATGTGGGAATATACATTACTTTTCCGCATTAAGTCACTCAAATACGGCAAAACCGCGTTTTTCAACGCCCCGCGCTCAATCCCCACCGCCACCGGTCGGTAATCCCTGATCGCCATCAGGATATTCGACGCCGTTTCCTTAATATCCCAACGACCGTGGTCAATCTTTTTAACCCACCACTTGCCATCATCAGTAACCTTGACCACTGCGATAGCGGATTCGTCGAGCCTCTTGCGCGAATTCGCTGCTTGCTTGGCGACTTCTTCAAACCCCGCGAGATCACACGCGATGTAGTAGCCGCCAACTTCGGGTTCTTCGCCATATTTCAGCCACTCCTCTTTGAAGACGTCGCTGCCAGCGGTGTCAAAACTCGCCATGTATTCCTGCTTGAAACTGAAGCTCGATAACGTCTTCTTAGCACTCTCGATCTCGTCCGGATCAATCATCGGATTGTCTTTGGTCGTGAAATGCCAAGACTTCCAATCGGCATCTGTCTCATTCTTCCCCAGATTGAACAGATCGTAGAACCAATTGCGGCCACGGGGAGTACCGATGAAGATGGCGCGGCCTTTTTTGTCTGACAGAGAGGCCCGTATGACCTGCTCCCACGCCTCCGGCTTGATGTCGGCCACTTCATCCAGAACCGCATACGTCAAGCTCACCCCGCGCAGCGTGTCCGGTCGGTCCGCGCCCCTGACGTAGATGCGCGCCCCGTTAATCAGCGTGATATCCAGATTGTTGACGTGACTCGACTGGATCACCTCCTTCCCAAGATCGAGCAACAAATCCCAGATGATCTGTCTGGACTGCCCCATC